AGGGTTGTTGATGGATATAGCTGGTCTACCAGGGGGAGGTTCCGTACTCCTCGAGCTTCTGACGCCGAACGCGCTCCTCGACGTCGTCGGGGTCCACAACACAGACGTTGTAGTCCTTGGAGTAGCGATCGATGTAGGTCTCGAGCTTGGCTTCGTTGTAGGTCACCTCGTAGTAATGACCATCGGCCCAGGAAGTACTGACCATCGCCTTCCATCCACCCAGAATATAGGTGAACGTGACGACGTAAATCGTAGGAAGCTCATCAACCCCTAGATATCGGTCACGGTTTATGAGGGCGTTTTCCTGGATCTGGTCTCGAACCAGCTCAACTGCTCGAGTAATGGGCTGGATACCCTTGTGCTCGTCGACGGAACTGAGGTGCATCTTGTCGGGATCGGTGTTGCGTTCCACTATTACTCCTTCGAAAGAAACAAGCAACGCTTGCAGATATGGTGGTCTACAAGCGTTGCTTGGATGGGACGGGGTCTCAGATAGAGTCGTTCTCGATCGGGACCACGAGAGCGGCGAAGACGTCGTGGCTCTCTGAGCTCGTGTCCGAGCCCTCGATCTCGCCGTTGGAAGCCTGGGCCTTGAGCAGCACGTGTGCGCCGGCGATGATTGCGCCGACAGCGATGCCGCCCAGGATCAGGCCCTCACGGGTGATCTTGGACTTGAGGACAGCGAACTTGGAGGGGGAAGCGACGGCTTCGACGGTCTCGTGGTTCAGGTTCTCGGTCATGATGTTCCTTTCAGAGGGACATGGGTCTCATTACAGGGCTTGTGATTCCTGCGAATCACTCAGTCATGCAGCGGAGTCGGTCTACTAGTAGACCTTGTGAAAACCCGGCTTCGGTTCCCTCTTGTAGCGAATGGCCAGATACGGCTTCTCCTTGAGAAGCACCGACGTGAACTCCAGCTCGAGACGGTTGTCGATATTCCATCCCAGCGTATCCGAATTACCTGTGGGCGGAAGACCGACGAGATTGTAGAAATCTCCGAGCGAGGCGTACATGTTTGTGTTGATCTGGTGATTGATGTCATTCTCGGCTCGACGAATCGTCTGCATGTCGCTGTGGAAATAGCGATCGGAGTCAATGTCGTAGCAGACCATCTGTCCTTCCGAGAAGATCATCACCTCGGAACTTGGCGGATTGGCCTTGATCCGGTCCTCAGCGATGGAGTCCTTGATCTGACGCTCCTTGGTCTCTCCGACCTGCTCGACCACCTTCGCCTTGTACTCCTTGAACGCGGTCTCGGTCAGAGAATATACGCTGAGAAGCGTAGCGTTCCTACGAGCGCTGATGTGCTGCGAGGCGAGACATGCCGCGATCGTGGTGGCCCCTGCGATGCCAGCTGGAATATACTGCTTCCAGACCAGCTTAGTCCGACCGAAGCGCTCCTCCTCGAGCATCCTGATGTACTCGTCAGGACGAAGCTCTTCCTCCATTGCGAGTATATCTGCTGCCTCGAATGAAGCTCGCGCGGCCAGGACGGCTGTCGTCACCACACCAGTTACGGCTGTTGCAGTGAGGAGGGCGGGCGAATTGTCGGAAACGAGCTTGCTGGCCCGCTTTGCGAGCTCAGTGATGCTTGGCATTTACCATGTCCTTCGTGACGTAGCCGTTGGGGATCCAGGGATGCTCAGAATCGTCTTCCGCGAGCTTGTATCGAATATAGCCGGATCCAAGCGATTCGATGATCTCACGAATCTTGATCGACGGATACTGGGTGAGAAACGATGTGGCGATACCTCCTCTCATCTCTAGACTGAAATCCTCGTTGTTGCTCCACTCGATGATGTAGGACGGCTTCTCGACATCAGGGGTCTCCTCGAAGTTATCCTTGAGAGGAGCCCAAGTGAAGGGGTCTTCGATCAAGGCGGCCGGACGAGGCTTGAAAATATCCATCGTGCGGTCGGCATCCTTATCGGCGTAAAACTGCGCAGCCTCAGAATCCCATTTAGGCAAAACGAGCTTCGGAGACTCCTCTCGCCACATTGCCATGCCCCAATCGAAGTCGAGTTCAGGAACGAAGGGGCGATAGCGAACAAAGCCGTCCCCGTTCTCTTGAACTAGAGCTTCGGTGGTTTTCTCGATGTTGGAGGATATGCGTAGCTGCTCATCCATCCCGTCGAGAACGAGGTGCTCGCTCCAAAGAACCTCGTAGCGCATGGGACGCTCGTCGGTCTTCTCAGCCGGATCGCTCTTTCCGAACCAGCTCTTGACCTCGACGATGACCATGTTTACTGCTGCTGCGCCGAGCACAAAGATGATCAGGAATACCGCGATATACAGCAGTATATCCTGCCACGGGCCGAACGTGATTTCTAGCTTCTGGGTGCCGAACACGGTTCTCCTTCGGATAGAAAAACTAGAAGACCTTGTTAGGGGTCTCTAGTTGGTGAGTAGTACGGATGGGATCAGTTGGATCGCGTGGTGTAGTGCTCCTCGAGCTTCTTGTCCATGACCTTGCCGGCTTGCTCGATGACTGCAACAACAGCTACGACTCCAGCCATGCTGATCAGGTAGTTGATCACCATGCGCTTGGTCATAGCCTTGTTGTAGGCAGCGAGGTCGGTTTCGGTCATGGAAAGGAGCTCGGCGGGGGCAAGCTTCTTGAGGCGGGCCATGATGGTTCCTTTTCGTAGTGGGGTCTCATTATAGGCCTTGTAATTTCTGCGAAAAGAAACCTAAACCCCTTGTGGGGGGTTATAGGCTCGAGTCAGTTCTCGATGATCTTCGCGGCCTTACGAGCGGCGATGAGGTCCTTCGTCTTCGCGTACGCCATTCCGAACGCCAGGAAACCTGCGCAGCAGCCTACCGTGATGGCAGCACTCAGCGCGAGGTCCTGGACGATCAGCTTGGCGAAGTTGTAGTCGGAGGAGGTCTCAACGGGGGTCTCGTTGTGGTCCATGATGAATCCTTTCGGAGGGGTATGGGTCTCATTATACCCCTTGTGTTTCTTGCGAAAAGAAAAAGGGGAAGAGGATGCACTCCTGGACATATCAGTGCGTTCAGGTAATCCGGTTAGGGATCTATTCCTCTCATTATAGCACGTGTATTTTCTGCGAGGGTGAAAGAGAAAGCCCTTGTGGGGCTCCTCTTTGGGATCAGATTTCTTCGAATTGGGCGTTGAACTCTCCAAGCAGGCCCTTCTCCTTCAAGAATTCGTCGCGCTGGCCAACGGCGATACGCGACATCTTCGCACCGAGCGCCAGGGTTACGATGGCGGTGGTGGTGACGGCGATACCGACCTTGTGGTCAGCGACGAACTTCTTGATGGTGGTCTTGGTCTGGTTGAGCTTGTTCATGATGTTCCTTTCGGAGGGATATGGGTCTCATTATACCCCTTGTGATTTTTGCGAAAGAGAAAGCCCTTGTGGGGCTCGCTCTTGATCAGTCGACGATTGTGAAGGACGGGATACCGATCTCTCGAATCTTCTCCAGCTTCAGCAGGTTGGTGAACAGGATATAGCCGTCGTCATCGACAACTACGTACAGGTAATAACCTTCTCGACGGGGGTCGGAGGCGAAACTGTTGTAGTTACCGGTGTGGGCGATACCGAGCTCATCAGCGAACTTGATGGCGGTGGGAGAAAGACACTTGAGGGCGTAGTACATGGTACTTCCTTTCGTAGGGGTCTCATTATAGCCCTTGTGATTCCTACGAGGAAAAGAGAAAGCCCTTGTGGGGCCCTCTCAGTTGAGGTTTAGTTCTGGACGGGTTCGACGATGAATGCGCCGGTAGAGTGCTGGAAGACGCTCGCTCCACGTGCCAGAGCGGCATTGATCTGCTCGTTGTACTCCTTCGTGGCTTCGGCCTGGATCTTGACGATGTAGGCGAGGGTGGCGAGGGAGGCAACGAAAACAGTTCCAATGACGATCATGTCAGCGTTTTCGGCGAGGCTCTTCTTGATCTTCTGGATGCGGTTCATTGCGGTTCCTTTCAGGGAGGGGTCTCATTATAGGCCTTGTAAAAATCGCGAAAGAGAAAGCCCTTGTTAGGGGCTCGCTCTCGTGAGGGTTACTTGTGGAGGACCTTGATTACAGTCCATTCCTCTTCCGGATACTTCTGGAGATCAGCGGTAGTGACGATCTCGGCGTGCTCGTCCGGTCCCTTGTAAACGAAGAAGGTGTCTTCGACGGTGTCAAGAGATGGACGAACACCGTCGTTCAGCACCTCGATGATGTCGAGAGTTGCGGGGTGAATGGGGATGATGTTCATGGTTCTACTTTCGTAGTAGGGGTCTCATTATAGGCCTTGTAAAAACCACGATTGTTCCCTCAAAAATCCCACCGGGAATTTTTTTAAATCCATGTAAAGAAGAAGACCCCGTGTGAGGGAATTTAATCAGCCTCACACGGGGTCTAGTCTCGGTTGCCGGGTGGCAGGTGGATCTCTGTTACGCCTTGGCCTTCATCACAAAGCCTAGGGCCTTGGAGGTGACGATGCCTGCACGCTCGAAGTTCAGAATCAGAAGGATTCCGGCGAGGTTTCCAGCGACGGCGAGCAGCTGGTCGTAGCTCACGATCTTCTTGTTGTCCTTTTCGAGGGACTTCTTGATATCGTAGAGCTTGGCCAGCTGATCGACGCACTCAGAATACTTCGGGTCGTATGCCTTGAGATTCTTCATCTCGAGCAGCAGGAGTTCGATCGCCTCTTCAAGCGTGGGCTTGATGGTGGTCGTGGGTGTAGACATGAGGGTCTCCTTTCAACGGGGTCTCATTATAGCCCTTGTTATTAGTGCGAGGTGCCCTCAGCGGGTGGGCTCTCGACCTTGAGTACGAGGCTATCCTCGTTACGAAGTTCGTCTAGGGGCTTGTCAAGATTGAGAGAATATACATCCTTGGACGGGTCTCGAGTGTCCACTACCAGTTGACCGTTGTAACGCGCGTCGCTGTTGTTGTATGTTCTCGAGCTGATTCCCAGAAGAGTTCCCAAGAAGAAGTCAACGGCAACAATGCTGCCCATGATCTGTTCTACGAAAGGAAAACCCCAGAAAACCGCTAGGGCTGCGTACAGAGTTCCTAGAGCTGGGAGACCTATCTGGGCCGTCCACTTCAGCCCGTCATACATCTTGTTGCTTAGTATGGGAGTCCTAGCTCCCGGTACCATGGTCTCGCTCATCGTGTTCCTTCACTACTCGGATACGGGACTTTTTAGGCCCGACCATAGGTAATAGCTTGACTTCGGTCATGACCTTTTCTGCCAGACCATTGCCACCAAAGGCTGAATATGGACCGTAAAGATACTTGTCCAGGTCCTCGAATTCGTCTTTGGTAATGGAACCTTGCTCAATATAACTCATTCCCAGATGGACAATCCGGTCATGAGCCAGACCTAGAAGAAGTTGGGTAGTGGCACTTCGTCTAGTATCGCGTTTCTGGAGCCACGCCCAAAAACCTCCGGACGCCACTACCGAGCCCACAATAGTAGCAACCATGATGGCTACTTCTTCCATAAGTCCTACCCATTCACGTTATACAGCCTCGAAGGTTGGGAGACGCTTCTCTCCCGAAGAATCTGAAGTCCAGATCTTTTCAGTAATACGAACCTTGTTCTTGATGTTGTTTGAACCACGCGCCCAAACAATATCTCCCAAACCAGCATTTTTAAATGCTTGGTCATTCAACGAAGCATCACCATCAACCAAAAGCTGATACTTGTTTTCTGGAGACAAAAGAGCTTTTAGACCTCGCTCTTGTAGAGCAACTTGATCCTCAGCAACCGTGGTAGTACTATCTGTACCGATGTCGCTAGCGTCGATATAAATCGTTCGACGTTCAAAACCTGCGATGGTTGTAAGTACTCCTGGAAGATACACGGTAGATACCGTCTTAGCACCAAGAATTCGAGCGTGATTTTTATAGTTCGCAACCGACTCAAGAGTAGAAATATCAGTTAACGAGTCTGCGTCGGGAGAGAACTCAATGTACTCGACACCCGGGGTATTGATTGTCCGGTCCACGCCAGAATAAACTTCAAACCGGATACTTCCTGGGGCAGCTAATACTCCGCTGACGTAGTACGCCCCGTTAATTCTGAAACCTAGATTAACAGGTTCTAGAACGGCCTGAAGAATATCGGGGTACAAAGGCCCTCGTGCAATGGTGAGAGTTTCCGTAGGACCCGAAGGAACAGTTCCGTATATCGAGAGATTCGGATAGTTGTTCGTAGCTGTACCGCTTGTGACGCACATCTCATCAACAAAGTCGTTAGCAATTGCTGCTCGAGTTCCGGTCTTAATGACTGGTGTGCCGCCACCTGGCGTATATGAGGTATTAGCTCGATTCTCCAGAACAGCTTCTAAAGATCGCCCTGTAATCTTGACCAGGTTTTCTTTGAGATTCTCACTTGGCCGATCAAGAAATGCGGTTTCGATCATCATGATCGAAGTGGATTCTGATTGGCGAAGGTACTTAAACGTTCTTAGATCCGTCGCCAACGATTCCGACCACGGAACCTTGAGCTCAAATGCGCCAGCCTCAGAGTATCGATCTGTCCAGATCAAAGACTCGTAATCGTCGACGATATCGACTTTCCGGAAGGTAGAATCTGATCGATAGAGATCCATTAAAGACCCCCTGTAGCCCGCTTGTACCTGATAGTGCTGTTAGACAAAACCCAACCAGGATATGTTCCACCCACAGCTGTAGGCGTATACTGGAAACTGTTAGGGCCGGGTTGCAACTTCATCCCTACTAGATCTCCTGAGAAATACGCCATAGAATTCACAGGAGCAGCGGCTCCAGTTTGTATAGTAACCCCTCGATTGTATCTAATCGACGAGAATTTTACGATTTGGTTCTGTGTAAGAGCCACATCTAGTTGCATTCTTGGCTGAAAAAGCCCAGCGGCTCCTTCAGGAGGGAGAGTGTTTGTGATGAACGAGTTCAAGGCTAGTGTGATGTTACTGCTAGCCGTGCCTTTTACCGTCCCCTCAAAGATGAATCCTTGGGGGACATCGTTAACATAATTCATTGTGAAGTAGTTGCGGGTGGAATCTACGATGGCCGGATTTGGCTCTGGAATTAGATAAACTACTTCCGCGTCCACGCCGGTCTTGTAGAAGTAAGGATCCCCACAAAGAATCGAGATTTGAACCTCGGGATCTTTTGAGAATATGCTAGGCTCGTGTGTTTCTACCTTACCACTACAGATCCACGTTCCCAATACGTCATCAGTGAACTGAAGCTCAATTGACGTTTTAGGCATGAGGAGCTGATATAGAGCACGACGAAGTGATTCGATAGTGGAACCCGTCGAATACAGAGGCTTAAAACCCATTGTAATGACGATGTTCCTCTGAGTGTCACGCCCCGAGAAATTGTGTCCGCCTGGATCGGTAGGCGTCGCGGTAGTCGTGTATTCGGCCTTCACAGGACCGAGGCCGTCAATCAACTTAATGACATATTCGGAGGATTGAAGTCCGAAAGTCTTAGTCTGATTGACGGCCCCGGTGAAGGCCACCCGGCTGGTTACAACCATGGTGGTCAACATTAGCTCTTGAGTACTCCCTTCACGGAGGAGATTTGGTTCTTCGTCTGACGATAGATCTCCACCTCGGAGAGAGCCTTCGGGGAGCTATTATTTTGAACGAAACTGTAGTCATTCACAATGGTTGTGACTGGCTGCTGCTCCGTAGTACCTCGGCTAACAGGAGGCATGAATCTCCCATTAGAGATCTCGGTAGCTCTCTTGAATTCGAACGGAACGGTAATCGGCTGGTTTCGCATAATCGCCGAAAGCTGGCTGGCTCCTTGCTCAACCTTTCTCAGATCGAGAATAGGTCGAATGGTGGGCGTCAATTCAATCTTACCATCAATTACTTGGTTAAGATTTCCAAGAGACCTCTCCAGAGCCACGATTGCATCAGACCCAACTCGCTCAGCTGCATCATCGACCTTGTACGAGTACTTCTCCAGACCGTCGACAAGACCGTCAACAGACCATCCGCCAACCTCACGGAAAGCCCTAGACGGCGATCGAATGCCAAGCTTTCTTTTGATAGCACGAACCATAGCGTTAGCGATTCGCTCCATCTGGCCTTCGATACGGTCCTGCTGCCGCTTAAGGCCCTCGACTAGACCCGCAGCGGCATCAACGCCCGCCTGGTACAGTTCCTTAGAAGCCGTATTACCGAGCGACTTAGAAACTGAATTAAGCTGAGACGTCAGGCTGTTAATTTCCTTGACGCCCTTCTTGCCGTTGTTGAGAATATCGCTGACCAACGGAAGCGCGTCGGGGCCCTTTCTGAGAAGCTCCTCATACATGGCGTCATTCAAGCCGAGCTTACGAAGCTGCTGAAGCGTACTCATGAACTTCCGTGTGTCTTCCACCTGAGTTTTCAGACTGGTGGTAAACCCTCGGAAAGTCGTTCCCTCTATCTGACCGAGGCTAGAGTACTGTTCGGTGATGCTCTTGTTGTAATCGTTACGAGTACGTCGAGCATCAGCAAGCTCCTGGTTAGCCTTGTCCAGTTTCGCAGAAACCTTGTCGTAAGCAGATGCTAGCTTGTAAAGCTGCTTCTCCTCATCGTCAAGGGAGTTCTTCAGAGTATCTCGAGCGTTTATTGCTCGCCTATTTTCTGAACGAGCCCGAGCAAGATCCGACTCGGCCTTCTGAATAGCCTTAGCGTACTTACCAGGTTCCTTTCGCATCTCCTTGAGGCGGGCCTCGAGATCCTTAATATCCTGGCCAGTACCACTAATAAGCTCGGTGAGAGCCGCCCGCATGGTTCCAACTGCTGCCTTGATGCCGTCTCGACCATCGGTGAGTCCGTTGGCGAAACCTATCTTAGCGAATCGACCAACCTTATAGAATTCCTTTGAAGGTGACGCGATTCCGAGAGCCTTCTTAGCGGCGCTTAGAGCACTTCCAGCCATATCGACAGCAGCACCAATAACATCAGACGCTCCGCTGAGCAGACCGCCGGTCATACCATCGACAATTGCGAAGGCTAGATCCTGACCGGCAGCACGCATACGAGCACTGTTATTAGCAATGGTCGTAGCCAAAGACTCTACCAAGGTGATGACCAGGTTCGCACCTGCCTCGGTGAGCTGAGGAATTCCTGCTGCGATACCATTGATGAAGGCGGTTATGACATCAAGGGCCGCCTTAACTATGTTACCGATATTTGCAGCGATACCCTCGAGAATTCCAGTGACCATGCGTAGAGCCGCATCCACCAGCTTTGGATATCCATCTGCAACTCGGTTCGCTAGCTTGAGAACCAGGTTCCAAATAGTGTCGATGATCTTAGGCGCCAGCTTGTTGATGGTAGTCAGCAAAGCCATAAGAAGTGTTGTGATAGCAACAACAAACTCAGGTCCAGCTCCACCAATAACCTTTGCCATCAGAACTATACCCTCGGCTACAGCGTTCATAGCCATTGGAATAAGACTGATCAAACCCGTGACAATAGCAACCAAAGCTGCTGCACCCGCTGCACCCGCGATACTCAAAGCAGTTAGACCAAGAGAGAACGCCAATAGACCAGCACCAGCGGCCAAAGTGCCGATACCGATCAAAGCAATAGCAGCGCCCAAACCAAGAAGCGTCGGAATGACTGGCGTGAGTACCGCCCCGGCAAGACCGATGATGCCCAGAGTAGCAGCCAACATCGTAAGACCCTTACCGATCTCCTCCCAGGACATATTTCCAAACAGGATTAGAACCGGAGCAAGAACTGCAAGAGCTGCTGCGGCCACTAGCAACGCGGCAGCTCCTGGAAGAGCGATGATCATAGCCGTAAGAGTTACAGCGAGAATGGTCAGAGCACCTGCCAATATAGCCATACTCTTGCCGAACTCTTCCCATGACATACTGCCCATGATCTTGAGCGCATACGCCATGATAATAAGCGCCGGAGCAACAACGAGCATTGCTGCAGCACCTGGAAGAGCTGCGGTCATAAGATATAGACCGCCTGCAATGAGCAGAAGTCCGCCAGCTAGAGCAGACATGCTCTTGGCGAACTCCTCCCACGACATGCTGGCCATGATCTTCAAAGCCCCAGCCATCATAATAAGCGCCGGAGCAACAACCAGCATTGCTGCAGCACCCGGAAGAGAGCCGGTCATCAACTTCATTGCACCAGCAACCGCACCCATAACCACAACAAGCCCCGTAAGACCTCGAATCATCTCATCCCAGCTAAGACCAGACAGGTCCTTTACTGCACTTGCTAGAATCTTGATTCCTACAGACATCGCCGCGATACCTACGCCTGCACCAATAAGGCCCTTGCCCGAACCAGACATGAGCTTAACAGCGCCGGCGAGAGATCCGAGAATAACCACCAGGCCGGTAAGTCCCTTGATCAACTCGTTCCACGACATAGTTGAAAGAACCTTAACTGCCCCGGACAGAATAAGAATTGCTGTCGAAAGCAGAATTAGACCTGCCGCCATGGGGGCCAACCTGAGAGCAGAGCCAGTTGAACTTACTGCCTCAAATACAGCCATGGCCCCAGCAAGCTGAAGGAACATGACCGTCATAGCACCCAAAGCTTTGGCCAGAGCCGCAGAGTCAATCAGAGAAAGTGCTACAACCGAAGCTGTAAGAAGCGCCACAGCGGTAGCAATCTTGATCAGCGTACCCGACTTCAGGTTAGCCTGCAATGCCCCCAGGGTATCGTTAAGACCACCAAAGGCTTCACGGATACCATCAAGGAAACCGCCTCCAGCATCACCCAGATCGACAATCGAACCACCGGAAAGGAACTTGCGGATGCCCAGAACGAGAGCCGCAAACAATCCGGTGTTAAGAGTGTCGAGGATTACACTGAAGTCGCCCTCGGTTACAGCAGTAGATATAGCTTCGCCGATCTGACCGAAGAGGTTAGACATCTCCGTAGCGAAAGGCGCCATGAAAGCGAAAACATTTTGGAGAATGCCAAAGACACCACTCCAAGCTCGAGCAATCGCGTCACCCATAATCTGGAATGGTTCCAGACGAGCGCCGATTCTCTCGAGAGCCCCCTCAAGGGCGCTTGCTCCGCCTTCGTTAGCCCCACCAAACAGCTCCCCCAGGGCTTCGCCGAAGGCGAATAACATGTCGACAGGAGCCGCGAGAATGTCTCCAAGGCGCTCGAAGAAATCAGCGAAACCTTCGCTCTTTTTGATAGCCTGATCCAGGCTAACCAGGAAGTCGCCAATACCCCCAGTGAACTCCAAGAAGCTACTTGACCCGTCACCGAACGCCTCAAAGACTCTACCAACTACTGTGATTAGGCCCTTGAGGATAGAACCGGCGATGCTGAAAACCGCAAACACTCCAGCAAAAGTCCTCCGGAGATTTTCTGCGTCAGCGGCTCCTATTTTGATTGTCTCAGTGAAGTCTCGGATAGACTCCGAGATCGCGAAGAGCTGTTCCGCCGTAGCCGGGGGGAAGATGTCAGTGAAGGCATCTCGGATCGGTTCCGTAACCTCTATGAGGCCGTTAAAAGCATTACTGATAGCTTCGATGATAGCCGTTCGGCCACCAAGCTTAGCCCAGTCCTTAAGCAACTTGTTCCTGGAGTCGGAGGATGCCCCGATCATCTCACCAAGAACGTTGTTAACTTCAGTAAAGAGAGCCTTAGCTTCGTCAAAGTCACCGAAGATAGTCTCCCACGTCTTAGCCCAACCGGACTGAGCCGTTTCCTGCAAGGTGCTGATGAGCTGCGACATGGTCTTAACCTTTGTCGCGGCATCCGTGGCAGTTTCACCCATCTTACGGATTCCACGGATCTGCTCTTCGTTGTAACCCATAGTCTTCAGCTGAGACTTGGTAAGGTCTCCGGTGAACTTACTAAGGGTTTCAGTCAGAATCTCAGAGGTGATCCAGCCTTCCTGAAGGCTGTTTCTGAAGCTGCCCTGTTCCTTGATGATGCTGTCGACAGCTACACCATGAACCTTTGCAGTTTCCTTCAGAGATTCCTGGAAAACCTTACCGCCCATACCAGCGTTTACAACTGAGTTCCAGTCCTCAAGTGTCACTCTCCCAGAGGAGAGAGACTGAGAGAGCTGATACATAGCCGTCGAGGCCTGCTGAGCGTTTGATCCGGAAACGGCAGCGAGGTTGGCGATACCCTTGATAGCCTCGGTTGAGGTATCAAGATCGATACCGGCAGCCGTGAAGGTACCGATGTTCTTCGCCATCTCGGAGAAGTTGTAGATCGTCTGATCCGAGTAATGGTTCAGCTTCTGAAGAGCTGCTTCTACCTTACCGAGCCCCTTGTCGCCCTCAAGCCCGGTGTTAGCCAGAATCGTCTGGATCGAACTTAGATTAGTCTCGTATTCCTCAAGACCAGCCTTGATTGGATCGACGGTAAGCGACTTGAGCAGATTTACGCCAGTTGTAATAGCCGCGTTGGTAATTCGCTCGAGCCCGGCGATAGCAACAGCCGACATCGCAATGAACTTGGCTGAAACTGATTCGATACCTGTAGCAATACTTCCAGGTGGAATCCTCGCCATTGCCTGACTGACTTGTTCTATACCAGTCTTAGCCCCGTTTAGATTGAGGCTCTGCTTAAGGCTGGCCATAGCGTTAATCGTCGCCGCAATACCGTTCAAGAACTGTCCGTTCTTGAGTTGCATAGAGACTACGCGTTCGTCAATGCTTGTCATGCTGATGTCACCGCCTTCCAAACGTTGTCGGCTATTCTATCAAATATCGGTTTGATGGCAGGATTGATAAAGTCACGACCTTGGACGTAGCCACCAGTTCCTGTTCCGTGTCCGTACTGAAGCATGATGGCAATCGGACGCCCGTCGACTACGTGGCTGTTAGTCCACACGATGGAATATGATCCTCGAGATTTAGTAATCTCGTAGTTCCATGACTCTGCAGTAACCCCAGAGTCGACGGGCGTCGCACTCGCTAACGCCGAAACCCCTTCTCGAGCGTACTGATCTAAAGCATCGTACATCGAGTTTCTAGACATACTCTTCAGAAAGGATTCTAGATTTTTAAAGGAGCCTGATGACTCGATAGAGAACATAAAGGCTCCTCTTATCAGATAGAAACCGGGGTGATGAATACTGTATCAGAACACTGAACTAGGTCAGCGCCCTTAGCTATAGCGGTGTTGTAATCGGCCTGTGATACAGCAATATGCCCTACTACAGGCTTCCCTACAGCGAGAGCAGTGTCCCAATAGGACTGTGCAGCGCCAATGTTCATACCAAGAAGCGTCCACTGAGACTTTACCGAATGTTCTGCAAACGCCCCACTATCCACTTCGACATCGTAAGCGTACCCCCAAGTGGCAGACCAGCCGCGATTCATAGCTGCTAGTGCGCCGTTTGAAGGGTTAGTACTGCCAACACCGCCGATGTAGTACTTCCAAATGAGTCTCGACTTGTCTACGATATTCTCGCAGATAGTCATGAACTCTGTGTTGAAAGCGATGGCGTTCTTTGGATCAAGAACTAGAACGTGTGTGGAGCCGTACTTCTCTAGAAACTCCTCGAGCCCGAAAAAGGGTCGTGAGGTATGCCCCGTCATAGGATTATCTACGTTGTTATACGCTTCAATCTCAGATCGAGTCATAGCCGATGCGTTGGGCAATCCTGTTTGACCAGAGACCTCGTTGATGTCCGGATTATGCAATCCAAACCACCAACCGTCACTACTTCTTTGGGCAGAGAATTCAAGTACTCCGAATCCGTTCAATATTGACTGATCGTAGGCGTACTCGCTCATGTCCGGGAAATATAGAGAACCGCCTCGATGTGCCCAGGTTGCCCCGGGGGTTTCGATGGCTTCAACGCCCGTTTCAAATCCCGGCCTGAGAACCTTGACGGATGTTGGTTCACGTCGAACGCCCAGAGCATCCTTATAACTCAACCGTGCCAGTGCACCATCGCCAAGACTAATAGGAACGCCGATGGGAATATAGGCAGCGGGTGGGAAACCGATCATGATACCAGCACCGTTTGATGCTTGGGTATTCTGATAGGTAACCGTGGTGTCACCAACATCGCCAACTACAGGAATATCCTTGGTCCCGGCCCAAATAGTTTCAATCGATGTTGCCTGAGCCAGATACCCAAGCTGGGTAAACCCGTTGTTAACGCTAACGATCGTATTTGGAGATTCGGCTGCGGAAGTAGCTTCGAATGAGACTGCCAAAGCCGAAGAGCTAGCTTCATCGGTGATTACGCCATCGATAACGTTAGTGAACGACGTTCCGTGCAAGGATCTGGTCCAAAGAGGGCCGATGATCCAATCTGCGAAATCGACTCCATCGACGCCAATAAGAGCGTGACCTAGACCTGTGGAGGCGGAGCTTGTAAAGGTTGCGTTTACCTCGCTCGAGGAAGCTTTCTTACGAGTGTAGCCAACACATGCACGAGAACCCATAGTCGTCTTGGCAAAGAGTACTGTCCAGTCGCCTGGCGGGGTGATGACAGCGGTAGTTGAACCTATGTTCAGAACCACAATCATCGATTCGCCAACGGCCACGCCTGAAATATCGATGACCTTAGACGTACCTACGACATGGGCTGCGTTTATCCATCGGAAAACGGTCATTATTCCATCTCAATTACGATGGTATAAGGCCCGGCCTCCACAGGCGTAGTTCCACCGTTTGGAATGAACACGGCTTGTGGATATCCGACGACGTTGAGACCGGCTTCCACAATCGCAACAGACCCGAACTCGGTCTGAAGCTCTTCCGATCCAGCTATAGCCGCTAGAACCTTAGGCGGAAGTTCCAGATTCCGGTTCATAGAAACCGGATATACGTGGTCGTTCGCCATCACTACTCCAATCTAAGGATAGTAAACCGTCTGAGTAGAGGTTGACTGATCAGCTATACCAGTCCAGGCGTTGACGACCAGTGGAGCGTCTGCAGTGCTGCCATCGAAGAAAGTCTCGAGTGGCGGATCGAAATCGGTAATATCTTCGACCATAAAAGAATCAAACCACAAAGGATCTGATGGGTTTGCACTACCGTTGTATAGTCTCAAGAAGCCTCCGGCAGAACCGGAAGGGATCGCCACAGTAACTTCCGAAAGAGCTTCGCCAACGTCTGTAGGACCTCCGTTGCTATTAACGGAAGTAAACGTTTCAAGACCGGGGTTTTTATAGAAGAGTATCAAACGAGAACGCAACGAGTTCCAACTAAGAGCTTTATACGTTCTAACCGGTCCTCTTCGTCGAAACCAAATACTAGCCTTGTAAGTTCTTCCAGGGAGAAGAACTAGAGCCGATGAGGATCCGTAAATATCGCAATAGGTCTGGTTGGAAGTTCCAGTTGGAACTATAACTCCAGCGAAATTTCCGTCATGAGCTACGGTTGGAGAAACCGTCTTTCGAATCCAAGACCAGCCGTTATTGCTAGTTATTGCTGTGGCGATGCTATCAGATTTAGAAACCTGGTCTGCGGTGGTTGTTGCAGGGAGACCCATTGCATAACCCTGGGTGCTTGACGCGTCAGCAGTTCCTGACCATTTGCCGCTTAGACTTTGGTCCTGCGAATAAGTTCCAACAAGTACCCCGTATAGGGTGTCTTCCTTTTCTACTACAATATCTCCGTAAAGAAGAATTCCAGCGCCGAGAGACCCGCCCGAGCCAGAAATTGTAGCTGAGAATTGAACTGCCGCAGCCAAAGCCGGAGCAGTTATTGTCAAGCTAGGTCGTACCCCTATGGCATTCGTCATAGATAGAGCAGTACCGGAGGCCATAGACCCAATTAAGACGCCCGAGCCGTCATAAAAGTTACAATCGATACGGCCCGTTCGAACTGCATCTACGCCAAGGTCCTTTAGCAAATATGTCGACGCGGTCCATACTTCGCCGGGGGTTGTTGTATATCTAGCCGACGCAGCAGCACCTTGCATAGCAAGGCTAATTGGCGAGGTGCTGTTGATCACCGTCATCAAATATTTACGACAAGGGCGAGTTTGTCCTGCGTCGAAGAGTGTGGTTGTAGTATCGGACCAAACGCCGGTAGATCCGGCAACATTAGCCGAGCCCAGGGTCTTGTACGAGGGATTGATGCTGTGGTTCGTTCGAGAAATCGGAGTAGAGGCTGGGGTTAAACCAGTATTCGTATTCGGGTTCAACGCGAGGTTGGTTCGAACATAAATAATCGTCATAAGCGTAATCAACTCAAGAGCTGAAGGAAGACGAGCATCTTCTGTCGCGGTGCCATACAGAATATCCTCAATAGCAGCAAGAGTTGTTGGCTCGACCGTTCGCGAATCTATAGTAAAATGCGAACTGGGCCGGTAGTTTGCTATGACAGGGGGTTGGGTCGTAATGGCCCAACTGAACGGCGTCGGCTCTAGATCTTCGTTCAGCGATTCGTAATCAACCTGTGTAGGAGAAGCGAGCGCATCATAGACGATATGGATCTTGTAAGCGTGATCAATGCCGTCGACATCGTTACCGACCAGAGTACGATAGGAAAACCCGAAGGTTTCTCGCGGCTGCTGGTTTATGTAAAAACCGCTGGCCAACTGAAGAGATCCGTCACATGCTTCGAACTCTTCCGGGTACGTAATGGCCTGAATCGAAGCCTCGTACTCCTCTTCCGAGCTCAGATTACGGAACTTACGTCCATCCATGTAGTACGGAGTAGGCTCTCCTCCAGAAGGCGATTCTTGGACGGACGTCAGACCATTCCAAGGAATACCTACGTCGTCGATGTACAGTACTCCGCGATCTATACCGGCTTCAAAGTATCTCGATCCGGTATCTCCCCAGGTAAGTTGCGTCATCAGACCCTCCCTTCATCAGCCCTTGGTGCCTAGTTTAGCTCTACGTTCAGCATTAAGCGATCGATTACGTGCAGCTAGATCGCTCTTAGACATCTTCTCGCCAGCTGAATTCTTTTGACTGCATACCTTGATCAGAGTGAGTAATCTATTCAGATGCCAGTATTGGCATTCGAACGGGATGTTCAAAGAGATCATCCAGTAATAGACAAGCTCCGCAGTGATAACTTCAGCGTTACGACTTTTTCGCCCCGGAGGTTCTCTAAACCAAGTGGCAGTCATCTTAGCTTCGATATAGGAATTCACCTGAACGATATGCTCGTCGGTAAAGCGAGTAAAGACCTCCGGAGAAACCTCCGGGGATAAAATCATGTATTGCAAATAGCTGAGAGTCTGTTCTGGAGTCTTCTTGTCGTTTCCAAGAAAGGGCTTCTCCCAGAATGACTCCCATTTTGAAAGGGAAACCAGAGAGTGCTCAAGCTCCAGGACTACAGCTTCGTTCTTGATGAACTCATTAGTTTTCTCATTAAAGAGTTCGGGACCTGGAATGGTTAGCTTAAGCACTCTCTAGTCTCCCTTTCAGTTTCATCACGCGAAGGTCATTGTCCAGTCGGTGTCCGATGTGGCCGTGAACGAGTAGCCAGCTGCCGGAGTAGCGGTGACGACCTTGGTCTCCGTGATTGGAGCGGTCGGACCCGAGGGAACAACCTCGCCATCGATCATGTAAACCACGCCGGTAACTGCCGGGATGGTGATGACGTCGGTCGCGGCGTTGTAGGTCGGAGCGACCGTGGTCACCTCAGTGACGGTTCCGGCGAACAACGCGATGACCTCAGCAGGAAGCGGCAGGCGCGGGTCTGCGCCTTCCGAACCGTAGAGGATCTCCTCGAGGGCGGCCAGAGCGGTAGCGTCCACCTCAGCCGACGGGATGGTGATCGACGCCGACGGCTTGAACGGCTTACCGGTAGCCGGGTCGTTGCCCGGAACAGGGATCGGCGTGGTCGTAAGCTCCCAGCTGAAGGTGATGGCCTCAGGCGAGTCGTTGACCGTGCCGTAAGCCTTCTCCGACGGAGCAGCAAGCGCACCATAGATCAGGTGCAGCTTGTAGCCGTAATCGGTAGCCTCGAGGTCGTTACCCACGAGGGTCCGGTAGGCCAGACCGAAGGTCTTGCGAGTCTGCTGACCGATCTGAACGCCGCCGGCAGTCACAGCCGTACCGTCGCACTGAGCGAACTCGTCCGGGTAAGTGAAAGCCTCGACGGTTGCGCCGAACTCCTCAGCCGAAACCAGGTTCAGGTAAGGAATGTTGTCGGCGTACTGCTTGGTGGACTCGGCGCCCGACGGGCTCTCGGTGACGGTGGTAAGACCGTTCCAAGCGACACCCTCCGGGTAAGCGCCCGTACCGTCTCGAGGGTACAGAACACCGTGATCGACACCGGTCTCGTAGATCTTTTCGCCAGTAGCGTCCCAGATAATCTGAGTCATTGCTAAAACCCCTTAGTAATAAAGGTCGAATATGTAGTGATTAAGACCGCTCGTGGCGAAACCTCGCCGGAAAGTGCACATAGGAAGCGCCTTGACCTTATCACGAATATCCGTATCCGGATCTCGATCAATGACAGTCACTTGGTAACGGTCAGTTAAATTGTAAGGCTTATTGTCCGCGAACTTAGTATCCATCAAGTCCAGTGAATAGACTATGGCTGGATATTCTATGGTCACATTGGGCTTCGGCTGGAAATAAGCGTGCCCTTCGTCCATAAAAGACTCAAGGAGCGTCTGGAGTTGCAGGCGTGTGCCCATTGTAAACTCCTCCCAGCTTTAGAACGAGGCGCGGGGGTTCGACAGAGACCGTATCGATCGTCCATCGAACCCCCAGCCACATTACATAACTCATAGACATAAAATGTTCGCGGGCGTAGGCATCAGCTACGATGCTAATAGAATTAGTTACCGATATATCATTATTAACTTGATCACCGGACTCCAGCTTGCGTCCGGGCCGTATTACATCACCGCGATATGAATACTCGGTGGGTACGACTTCCCAAACACCGGGGCTGGTTTCTACTTGCTCACCTTCACCGTAGCCAATTACGCCGTAGAACTTTGTCATGAGGCGTCCCTAGTTAGGATCAGGCGTTGTAGACGTAAGTCCACTCGTCGTTCTGGTTGGTCGCGAAGAAGTAGCCCACACCCGAGGGCGAAGCCTGGACCGTGACCGGGCTGTTGCCGGAGGTCACTGCAACCTCGCCGCCAACCGGCGTGAGAACCGTACCGACGTTGCTCCGAGCGACGTAAGTCACACCGGTCTGCGTCGGGATGGTGATCACGTTGTCCTCCTCGGTGGGAGGCGTGACCGGGTCGACCAGAACAGCCGCAGCAGCAGCCTTCTCGATGACCAGAGCCGACTTGAGCTTGACCAGAGCGCCCGAAAGCCGGGTCTCGATCAGGAACTTGAGCTGGTTGTAGTCGATGTCGAAGTCATCGAACATCGTGACGTTGCCACCGCGATCGGTGCCGACGTTGTAGTCGCGCAGGTCGACCAGGATACCGATGAGGTTGGGGAAGCCCTCGAAGACCTCGACCGGAACGATCTTGGAAACGCGGAGAGCCGTAGCAACCTCAGCCTCGCTGGCATAAAGCCGGCGACCCAGGGTGTCCTTGGCGGTGAGCAGACGGGCCAGGATGTGCTCCGAGCAGAAGAACTTCGGAGCGCCCGAGCCACGGTAGTGGTGACGCTGAAGGGTGATCGCGTCGACGATGTCGTCGGCCGTGGAGCCCTCGTCGTCGATGTTGACCGTGATCTTCGTAACGTACAGCTCGTGGTCGGTGAGGATCGGACGAATGTGGTCCTCGTCGATCTTGTCCTCGTCACCAGCGGAACGGCCGTCACCCACGAGGATCGCGCGAGCAACTTCCTCCTCGAGCATGATACGCATCTCGGCCTTGACCCAGGCCACCACGTCGAAGTCGGTGATGTCCACGACGTCGTCGCGGTCCAGCTTCTGCTTCTTGTAGACGGTCTGAGGAGTGGTGACTCGCTTGGAGACCTTGAAGAACTCCTCCTTCTTCAGGTTGCCCTTGATATAACCCTTGGCCCGAGCCTCGTCCGGGGTCAGGTCAGCCATCGTGGACTTGATGCGAGCGAACGGCGTGTGGTGCGTGCCGTCCATAACCTCAGCGACCCACTCGGTACGACGCTTGAGGAACTCCGGCGTCTGGCTGATCGCCTGAGCGTCGGGGAACAGAACGTCGATGTCATCGATGCCGTGCGACAGAGCGTACTGGTCCATCGCCTCCTTCAGCGAACCAACGCGCTTGGCCTGGTTGAGGACGTCCTGCATGTCGCTGTGCGACAGCGTCTGAGAGGCCTTCGGACGACCGTTGGTGGCCTGGCCGGTCGAGCTGGTTTCGAAGACGTTACCGTGCTTCATGTCGTTATCCTCCTGCGGGTTCTTGGCGGTGTTGTCGGAGAGGTCGGCAGAGCTGTGCGTCTCTTCGCCCTCGGTGCCGTCACTCTGGGCAACCGACGAGTTAATAGCCTCGCCAATCATGAAGTAGACGACGTTCTTCTGCTCGGGGGAAAGGGTCTCGAAGACTTCCTTAACCGTCTTTTCAGCCATGTTCTCACCTTCGGTGTCGGTCTCGGCGTGCGAGACGTCATCGGCGTTGTCGCCATCATTATTTTCGTCAGTGATCTCTTCCGAGTTGTCCGAAGTGGACGCCTCTTCATCCTGAGCGTCTTCCACGTCATCGGTGTCGGAGTGCTCAAGCAAGAGACCGGAGTAGATGATGGCCTCATCTTCCAGCTCGTGAATGCCATCGTCATGCTGGATATGAACCTTGTCGATGTACGCCCCGGGGTTAGCTCCCGCAAAAACGAGACTGACCTCCTTGATGTCACCATACTGGACATTCATGCCCTGCTTCCTGAGCTTGTTCGCCCAGATAGACATGGCTTCAATGTCCTTGTGTTCTACAGCCATCTTGGCGGATTGAGCCTTAGCCGTACCATTAAAGTAGGCCTGAGCGTAAACCCCGTCAGGACGATTCTCAAGAATCGCATGGCCTAGAACGTTGTCCGGATCGTTGTGCGAGTGCTGCCAAACGAGCGGAACCTTCTTGCCGGACTGGTGCTTGAAAGCATCTGGCAGAATAGTCAGGCCATCCGAGCAACGAACGTTACTACGAGTAGCGTAGCCGCTAAAATCTGGTGCCATTTTGAAGGCTGCCTCCTTTCTATGTAGCTTCAGTCGGAAGTGGCTCTGGAACAGGTTCCGGAACAGGACCGGGTGCAGGTTGGGGAACGTTGCTGTTCCGAAGCTCGTTGGCCTTCGGGTCGTTAGAAGGCTTCATCCCGATGAAACCACGGAACTCGTTTGCACTGACGATCTCGTTACGAGTGAACTTGTCAGCGATCTCAGCAACCTGGCCAATCGGTACGAGCTTGAACGGGTCACGGAAGAACATGACGGACTGACCCTGAGTACGAGCAGTCTTAGACAGGAACGACCGCTTAGCTTCAAGTGTCATAGCTGTAAGAATCGGCTCGATAGTCCGGTTCCAGTAGTTAAGCATGGTAGCCTCATCGGCAGTACCATTCATAACCTCTTCAGTGATGCCCAACTGACCATAAAGCATCTTGAACAGATACTCGATAGACGTTAGAAGCGTGTTGTCGACAGCCCTATTGAGCTGAACAACCTTCTCCGTACCATCGGTATAAGCGACACCGTACTTAGAACCCTGAAGCTGAACCTCGATGTCCTTCATACGCTGTTCGGCCTGTAGCTTACGAGCGTCAGACTTTACGACGTAAGGGAGCTGAATGAGCAGATCGAGCTTGCCCGAAGCAGCTACGTCTTCAACGTTATCAAGGAGGTTAAGCTTTCGGATCAATCGCTGAAGGGTGGAGTTGGGTTCGTTCATTACCGCATAGAGAGGATTCTCGACGATAGCGACCCGCTTCTTCGGCAGGGTTACTTCTCGATGTATCCCGCCGACCTCTTCGCGGTCATCCCAGATACGAACTCTAACGTGTCGAGGGTACCAAGCTACGATCTCTCCAACACGCATGGTCTCGATTTCGAAACCGTTCGTCCCTTCGGGATCTACGTTGGTGTCGACTGGAACAAGTGCAACTGTTCCCTTGTCAAGCATCGATATAACCGTGTCGATCTTGAAAGCTAGAGCGTTCTGATCAACGTTTGCCTCTAGAGAGAAACAATTGTCCAGGCCGCTTCGCTTGCGCCCAAGATAACGATCGTCTTCGTCTACCTTAACGTGCCTAATATCGATAGATGCAACATCGATCGCAATTCGATTGATGATTGCTGTAACGATGCTCTTGTCGTTGCTGTAACTGACACGAGATCGATGCTGCTGATTACCGAGATGGCCGCCGAAAACAGGGAATGGATGCCGTCGATTTTCCTCTTCGTTTCGAAGAGCGTTCCAGGCATGAACCAGCCGATCTTTAATCGATCCCATTACTCACCTCCTTTCTAAGATATAAGGAGTTAGCGACGAGCTACCTCGTATGGATCTGGGTTTACAACTCGATGATTTGAATTGTCAACGAACATTCGCCCTTGTTCTCGCCGACGTTGGCCGTAAGCTGACTTTTCGAACGACTTGTACGTGACGTTATGTAGGCTGTCAACAACGTGATCGCGACTGTAATTCGTTGCCGCCGTGTCTAGCATAGAAAGAAGATACGGACCCGCTATAACGCCTAAAGCTGCTGCTGCTATTTTGGCAGAGTCGGCGTTGTACTTGTCGCGGTCGTACTTCGCTTTCGCAGCCTTATACTCGGGATCGTTTGCCATTCGATCTTTAATAAGATTGCGAGTTAGCTTCCTAGGAGCTGTAGAACCCTTGCCGGTAGCTTTGCGAGCAGCCTCTTTAGCCACAGTGTCGATATGAGCTTGTCTGTAAGGAGTTTTCTCGGAGCCTGCTGCGCTACGTTCGGCCAGCTTAACAGCTCGTCGAGTACCCCACTTCATTCCCTTCACACCGTAGTGCGCTAGGAAATCGTCGACGTCCATTTTATCGGCCTCTGGCCAAATCGATAACCGAGGTGTTCATGGCCCGATCCATCTTGTCGAAAACCGTAGACTTCCCGGATTCGATACGAGCCTTCTGAGCGGCTAGACCTGCCGCACGATTAGCTGCAGCCTTCTTTCCTCCACCAGCCACTGCGATCTCTAGAAGAGACATGCTGGCGTAGACATTCAGGCGTTGGGTTACAGAAGCCTTGCCGTCAGCAACTCGGGTATAGTTATCGAGCTGGTTCTGCTTTCGAACCCCCCACTTCATTCCCTTGACGCCGTAATGCGCCAGGAACTCTTCTACTTCGTCCATGCGGTCACCTCGTAATATTTCTGTTGGCGACGCGGCGGCCTCTATTAAAATCGCTATAGTGGAGAGCGCCGATGGGGCCTAGCAATAAAGCAGCGGCAGCCTGTTCGCCCCGTGTTTTGTAAATAGAAATGGCGTGGTTGTCGCCTTCAAGAAGCTCTTTGTAAACTCGGGAATGTTCCTTTGAAAGAAACATCAGACCTGTCTCCGGGTCTTTTCCGTACTGCTTGTCTAGATCCTTGATTTTTCCCTGAAGACTCTTCCGCTCACTTCGTGCATCTTTAATTTCCTGCGTTGTGGGGCGTCGACTGATTCTATTCCTTTTGTTTAGATCAAAGGTGATAGGCTCACGTTCCTTCTTATGAACGCCCCACTTCATGCCCTTGACGCCGTAATGCGCCAGGAAATCATCTACTTCCTGCGTCATTCGAACGCCTTTCTATGTTGAAGACTTTCGGGCCTTCTCTAGATGTTCTTGGTAACGACGCTCTAAATCCGGGCCATGCTTTTCAATCACATCTTCGATGCTATCTAGACCAATAGCTTTATCGGCTGGGATAAACACCGTGTGAGGAATCTTCCGGCCTGCTGCATCTACGCGCCCAAGAATATCCTCAAAGTAAGCTGCTACGTCTCCATTGGAGGTCTTCTTGAAGGTGCCCGGAGTAAACGAATCAGAATTCAAACCTGCTTTATCAAAAATTTCAAAGAAATCGCGGGTTCCACCTTTTGAAACGAAGCGAAGTGTTGTAGAATCCAAACCGTCTTTGGTTACACCAGAGCCCTTGTGCGGTTTAGTCAAGTAGATTGTATCGGTGGGCTGCTGAAAAATACGCTTTGCTTCTTCAGCACCTTTTGCGATGGTTGAAGCATCCACTGGATTATCGGAGAAACGACTAGCTACAAAAGCAGCAGCTGCTATTGCCGTTATCGAGGCGCCAACAATAGCGGCTTTTCTAACTTTAGGATCCTTAAGTGAAAGCTTTTTCCCTTCCCCTGCGGGGGATTCTTTTCGAACGCCCCACTTCATGCCCTTGACACCGAAGTGCGCAAGGAAATCATCCACTTCTTGCGTCACTCGAATGCCTCCTTGTTCAGCTTGTAGGCAATCCAAGCGTCCATAAGAGCTGCAACGTTGTCGATCTTTTCCTTCTGTCGAGTCTTTAGAAGCTTGCGGTTACCGTTCGTGTCTTCCAGCGTAATTGCATTACCCATAGCGAAAGACATAAGCTGCTGATCGAACAGAAGCATTCGCTCTTCGCTCAGGATCTTAAGCTCACCGAGCGGAACGGACTCGGTCCGAGCACCCTGAATAACCTTCTCGATGCCGTAAGCACCGTTCTCTTGCTCGTAACGAAGAACGAACTCTTTAGCGTTGTATGGGTCGTACCCCAAAGCTCGGACGTCGTACGCCATCTGCTCAATGAAATTATCGAGGTCTTCATAGACCTCCATCATGTCAAGAACCGTGCACTCGAGAACGTGTAGGCTACCTTCCTTGATAAACTCCTCGTACTTCTGGCGCATAGCACCCGGAAGCTTCATAAGAGTCAGTGAAGAAATGTAGCTTCGAGTCTTGATACCAAACTTGCCGTTCGACAAGGGGAACAAGAAAGTAAAAGCCGTAAAGTCGTCACCTTGAGAAAGGTCAGCTCCAAGAGCACATGGCAATTGCCAGTAATCGTTGTGACGATGAGGGAGTGTCTCTTCGTAAGTGAAGAAGTAAGTGAAACCCTCCATAGGAATACCAAACCTCTTGGCGAGGATGTCGTTCCTAGAAGCGGGCGCGTTCTCGGCTCGCTCAACGTCTAGCTGATACGTCTCGTAAGTTACCGTCTTCCCAATGTTGGGGTTGGCCTTTGGCCACGTAGACGGATCGTTGACTTCTTGGAGATCGTCCAGCTTGTAGTGCCAGATGGAGATATGCGGAGCGGGGTAGTCGCCCTTAAGAATGCTCGCAAGCTCCATCTTAATAGTGTCGCCGCTACCGTTACGAACCGTACCCTCGGAACTGATAGCTACAATCAGCCAATCATCAAGCTTTGATGCGCCCTGCTCAATAGCCCCGACAACGTCTTCCCGAATATCTCCGGAGAGCCATTCGTCGATGGTTGAAACTTTAGGACGAAGCCCCTGCAGCTTGTTGATGGACATAGGCCTGACTTCGAGGAGCGACCCCGTGAGAAAGTTCTCAATGCCCTTTTTGGTAGAGGCCAGCTTCGTCCGATTAGCTCGAGATCCAGTCGTATTCTGCATAGATCCCTCAGTGAGGAATTTAAACAGGGGCCCTCTGGCTCGAGTAATAGCAGTCCTAAAAGGTGACATCACCTCGTCGGCCTGTTTCATCGTTGGCGCCGTCGTGATCTGATGCGTTGTTGACGTGTCAACGTTAAGAAAATAACTTTGAATGAGCTCAGCGTACATCGACTTGGCCGCGCCACGAGCCACGATAAGATACTGCTTCTGAACTAGACGCTTCTTGACACGCTTACGCACATAGCGTCCGCCGTGGTTGTCCTTGGAAGGAACGTAGACGCTTCGATCAACGAAGTAGTACCAACCAAAAATCTGTTCGGCCCAAAGCTTGAATGTGTCAAGTAGATGTAGATCACTCCCATCAGTTAGAGTGAGCTCATTCTCGCAATAAAGGATGAAACCGTTGATTGCTTTGTCATCGTAATAGAATTTCGGATTGGCGATGAGGTCGTCGATGCGGTTCATCTCCATCGCGACTTCTCTATTAACAGGGATCTCGCCGCGAATTACTTGATCACGGAAAAGTCCGTAGTAAATCGGAGTCGCAGTGTTAGACAACCCCATCGCCAAACCTCCTATCTCTTCTTTGAAAGAACGTCAGCAACCATCTTTGCTACTGGGGCGTACTTACCCAGCTGTGGAGTAAATGCCGAAACTGCAATAGGCGCAGCGATACGAAGAGCCGCCACAGCAAACTGCTGACCCGCAGACTGGGTCTGAGGATTCAGGCGACTGTACTGCTGTTCGAGATTCATCCGTGTTACCAGATCCTGGAGCTGCTTGTTTGAAAGAACCTCAGTTCCAGAACTCTTTGCTGCGACCTTAAGGATAGCAGCTCGAGCTGCGTCGTCAGAGACGCGCTTTCCTTGTCGGTTTACAGGATAGATTACATCGTCAGCCGTCTTTACTGACGGGTGTCGGTAGGTGTTGCTCTCTCGATCAAAGGAGGGGCTCCGATCGGGGTTTCGAACACCCCACTTCATTCCCTTTACACCGTAGTGCGCGAGGAAATCGTCTACCTCGGCTACTCCTCCACGAGGACCGGCATTGGGTCGACCCATATCGTTTCCTCCATTAGGACGTTGATGCGCCATTCTAGCTCTGCGAGCTGCTTCTCCATAGCGCCTATAAGATACGAAGTTGTAGGAGGGTCGAATAGGGACTTGACCTTTAGAACCACGTAAGTCCGTACCGAGTTTAGCTTTGGATCTCCTCCAGTGAAATCATCCCAAACCTCATCACTACCAGTGATTTCAAACCCGTCAGGAGGACCGGCCCCTAGTTGGTTTAGCGTTGAGAACACTGAGTTTATGTGTAGGATGATGTCGAGATCATAGTGTGTATAGTTCGGCTCGAGACCACAAATCTGCTTGGTATCGTCAAGAATGCTATCTACCATTCGTTACACCTCCTTCAATTCTCTCCTATTTTGACGGTCAGTCGCGACAAGCTCGGCGAGCTCCACGGAATGCAAGCTCTGTCTGATCTCCCCAGATTCCGTCAACTCGACCCGGATGGAAACCCATGGTCTTAAGAGCTGTCTGCATTGCTACGACGGTGTCGTCATGGGCTGCTCTAGAGATAGGTCCCCAGCTTCCATCCTGCTTGACACCGACGACCATTTGAGCGAACTCAACTCCGTAAGGGAATTCGTTACCCGCCCAGTTCGACGCTGCACGGACTGCGCTGCAATGCTTGTCGGTCTGCGGACCCCAGTCATTGTCAACACGGGCTCGAACTGCTGCCTGAAGCGCCTTACAGTTCGGCTTGCGAATAGTACCGTCAGGGTCTCGGTCGAGCTGAGCGTCCATCGCTGCGGAAGTCTCAGGCCCGGGAATGCCGTCAGGCTCAAGACCAACCCTAGTCTGGAATGCTCGAACAGCAGACATGGTGATGGCTCCGAGCTTTCCGTCGGCGATGACCTCGTAACCGAGCTCGTTAAGCTTGTTCTGCTGAGCCTCGATCCAAGCCATCGAGTAACCGCGGTTGTTCCAGTTTGGACGAGGAGCCTCCGGAACGTCAGGGGCAGGAGAGCCCTTGATCATCGCTACAGCAACACGAACTCGATCCAGAAAATAAGCCCATGGGAAAGAGGGGCCCGGGTCCCAGTGGGACGACTGGCGGTAGACACGGTTAGCATCGACGTGGCCGACGAAACCCTTCTCGCCGGAAGCAATCTGAGAGTCAGTCAGTCGGCGGATCGGAATACCGTACTTGATGACCCACTCGGCAGCACAGTAAGCGCCCACCTCGAGCATGTCGATCGAGTAAGCATCCTCCCAGTCAACCTTAGTCTGCTTGGCGTAACCCGCAAACTCAAGGTTGAGCGAACGGGAGTTAGCTCCGGGAAGAGTCCAAGCAATCGCCCAGTCCGGGATGACTCGAACCCGAGAGTTGTTGTCGGCGCACCAGTGAGAGTCGGCCATGACACGCTTGAAGTAAGAGGCAACGTTCTCTGCAGTCTGAGAACCCTCAGGAGCTTCCATCGTGTGAATAGCAATAAGGTCTCGATCATCCGAACGGACAAGCGTCCGATTCTTTAGATCTGTAACTGTAGTAAAGCTCATGGTTACTCCTGAATAAGTCACCAGAGGCGAGTGTCGCCTGGGCTCCTCGGTACAAGAGGTTTAGCCAGAAGACTTTCATCGCCGTAGTGAATTGCGTTGTGTGTCCGGTGCGTTGTGCAAACAAGAAAGTCCGGGTTAAGAATGCTATCGTCGCTATGGACGATGTCGTCAACAGTCATCGGATTCATGTGGTGAATGATGACCTTGTCGTAGATCTCATAACCAGGTATTCCTAGGTCAAGTCCTTCATCACGAAGAATGACCTTCTGTCGAACGCTACGCCATTCGTTAGACGTGTAGAACTGCTGATTGATGTGGCGGTCAAAACCGAAAGTCGATTCGCCAACTACGCCTCTAAGCGCTAAGTACTTGTACCGCTCTTCGAACGTCTCAATCTTTCTCAGCTCGGAATACGATCTAGTCGTCATACTCTTCCTCCGGAGAATCTTTGCCGGAGTAGTCGCTCATAGCCTTAAGCGCGTCAGCGTAGAGTTCTTCCTGACGCTGCATCGAAGCCATAGACTCGACCTTGGCGTCGAGAAGCTTGTTCTCTCCTCGAAGCTTAGCCTGCTCCAACTTCTCTCGAGTAGAACCAAGCTTGAGGTAGTGGGTAATAACCTGAGCCGAGGCAGTACCTTCTCGAAGTTGCTTCTCAACGAGATCGACGGCTAGAGAAACGAGTTGGTTCTCTCGGCCTTCAGGTGTCGTAGCGGGCGGCCGCCGGCGTCGTCTTGGCTCAGAGGCGTCACTTGCGGTCGCCATGAATACACCTCCGATAGATGGGTTCCGTGGGGAGTCCCAGATAGACCTCCGATCCCCGGCGCGGCTGAACGCCCCGTTGAAAGGAGACCACTAGAAGTTGAGACCCACATGTGGTGGAGATCGGAGGCCTATCAAGGACTCCCCACGGACATTGCCGAGGCTAAGTGGTACTTTGCCACCTCTTCTCCCAGCCTTTCAACCGGCCGAAACCGGGAAAGGTAACCCAAAAAGTCCCCCCGGGGATATTTTTAGGTGCAGGCCGAGGCAGCGGAAGCGATCGGCACGCTGGCCGATGCGCTGCTGGGCCCCGCCTCTTCCGCCGCCCTGCCCTTGCAT